GCGTAACCAAGAAAACTAATACATAATACAGCGTTACTTGGTTATAGCATTGCTTCTTTTTTGTTCATCGAGCGCCGCTTAGAGGCGGCGCTCTGATAGAAGAGAGTGCTGTGGTCTAGGTTACACCTGTGTTAGATGGATTGCCAACCGTGTAACCGCAGTAGCTTGTTACACGGATAGGCAACTAAAACAGATTGAAACGAGGTGATATGCGATACTTAGGTGGCAAGAGTAAAATAAGAAAGCAGATTTCGGCTTATCTGGAATCCGTGCGAAATGGTAGGATCTACTTTGAGCCGTTTGTCGGTGGGGCATGGGTTTTGCAGGAAATGTCTGGCAAGCGTATTGCTTCTGACGGAAACGATGCTTTGATTGCAATGTATAAAGCCTTGCAGGACGGTTGGGTTCCTCCTGATTTCGTGAGTGAAGAAGAGTGGAGAAAACACAGACAAAACGCAGCTGTAACAAAAGACCCAATGCAAGCATTTTGCCGTTTTGGATGTGGTTTTGGTGGGGATTGGATGGGAGGGTATGCCCGTTCTGCGGGAAAAGACTGCTATGCCAAAACAAGCAAAAAGAGTCTGCTAAAACAACTTCCTTTGATAAAAGATGTGGATTTCCGATACGGTCTGTTTCACGAACATAATCCGAAAGGGATGCTCGTGTATTGTGATCCACCGTATGAAGGAACAACTCAATATGGAGCGTTCAAGTCATTTGACCACACTTTCTTCTGGAATACAATGCGCGAATGGAGCAAGAAGAACACCGTTATTATTTCGGAATACAAAGCACCTGAAGATTTTAAGTGCGTTGCCGAGTTTAATTCCCAAATGGGAATGACAACGGGCAAAGAAAGACCAGTCAGGGTGGAGAGGCTTTTTATGTATAATGGCATCTAACAACTGGATCAACTTGACAACGGAGTACCGTTGCAAGTTATCCAAATGTTGACGTTTGTATGTTACTCCGGTTTACACCTGGTTTGGTTCTTTGTAGCGGTCGTTACGTTATCTAGCCTGCCTATGTTCGTGGCGTTAATTGAAGACGTGTGTGTGTGGCGTTACCGTGCGTTATATTTAGTCATCTGACCAAGGTGTAACGTTCCGTAACGAAGTGTAATGATTCACATGTCAATTTTGCCCTAAAACCGTGACAATTTGTCAAACCGTGACAATTTGTCCTTATTTTACCGGCCTCCCGTGGCTGTGTGTTTTAGTACCGACGATATTTTTCTATGAGCAATATCAGAGCACTACAGTGTGTTTGGGGGGGTTTTACAAAACTTTTACACTAAACCATGAATCCTTAACTTAGTTCAATGCATCACAAGTTACAAAAACCATGTAACTTGTGACATGGTGGTCTAAACCATGTCAAAGCAAGATAGAGACAGTGCTATCACCATATAGCTTATACTTTAGACTATAATATAATAGTATGACTTATACCCTGGACTATAGTATTGTGGTACTTGGTTATAGCATTGTCTCTTTGTTACGTAGTTGAGCGCCGCTTAGAGGCGGCGCTCAACGAGGATAGGGTGCTATTGAGTGAGGTTGTGTATGGGGAAGTCAGCCAAGAGGAAGTGGATCCCCAGGGATTTAGACAAAGGTGCTTTTACTAGGAAGGCCAAGGCTGCAGGCATGTCTGTACAGGAGTATGCTGACTATGTCTTGCGTAAGGGGAGCAGGGCTAGTACGAAGACCAAGAGGCAAGCGGCCTTAGCCAAGACGTTTAGTAAGATGAGTCGGAAGAGGGGTCGAGCACGTTAGTGGTGGGGTGCGTGTGAGTTGGTTGGCCCTTCCGACAGGTATCCTGGTTGTAGGCCGTGGCGAGTGCCTCTTTTGAGGCTTGCCGAAGGGTGTCGCGGAGAAGGGTTAGGGGATGGAGAGGATGCCTGACGGGGTGACGTTTGTGCCGGAGGATCTTGTCGCGTGTTCTTGGCGCATTAGTACGCTGATGGAGCGTGTCATCGCTGGGAGGAACGCGTTGGTCTCTTTGGAGAACGAGCTGATCGAGGAGCTTCTCAGGTTCGTCAAGTTGGCGCTGCGGGAGTGTGCTTGTGAACGGAGTGAACATTGATCGCATCAAAGGGGTGCTCCGGTCCGATGAGGGGCTTTCCCTGAAGCCTTACCGGTGTCCTACCGGCCACCGGACAATAGGCTATGGTTGGAACCTTGATGCGCGTAAGCTCCCCAACTTTATAGACTTCTATCTGGCACAGCATGGGTGTATCACCGAGGAGATGGCTGAGTGGCTCTTGGATAGGGCTGTTCTCGACGCAACGGAGGGCGCGAAGAGCATCCTCGGTGAGGCATGGTCGAGGCTCTCTGAGGAGAGAAGAGAGGTGCTCGTACAGATGGTCTTTCAGTTAGGGAAGGCGTCTGTGAGCAAGTTTACCACAACGCTCGAGTGCATTCGTAATGGGGAGTATCGTAGGGCCGCTGAAGCGATGAGACAGAGTCTGTGGCATAAGCAGACGCCAGCGCGGTGCGAGAGACTTGCCCGTGTAATGGAGATTGGTCGTTATGACAGAGCCGCAGTTTGAGACTCGCCTCAGCATCCTGGAGCATGATATGTCCCAAATCAAAGAAAGTTTATATCGTATAGAGTGCGCCATTGTGGGCAATGGCGCGCCAGGCATAAAGATCGAGCTTGACCGGTTGAAGCGGCAGCAGTCTCTTCTCTGGTGGGCAATCTCGACCGTTGGGTCAGGCGTTATGGGACTGGCGGGGTACATAGTGCGAGGGCTCTTGTAGCCCGGGAGGATTTATGGATAAGGCTGATCGGGAAGCATTAAGGCTCTTTTATCAAACATTAGCGAAAGGTGCTTTTACGGACGCGCAGGTGGCCCTCTACTGGGCGCTCTTGAAGGGTCGTGAAGCGCGGGCGGAGTGGGTGCGTAAGTACGGCGAAACTGTTGGTGTGCCTCGGGAGATCGTCAACCTCCTGAACTCCGGCATTACCTTTACGAAGCAGGATATCGCCTACATCGCCGCTGCTGAGATCGCCGCTCAAGCCCAGCCTGTCGCGTCGTCTCTGATCGATCGCATCCTTGGCTACATCACGGCGCCGTTCAGGTGGCTGTTCGGAGCGAGGAAGTGAGCGACCTGGGGCACGAGAAAGGGCGAGGCTGATCCTCGTGCAGGCTACGATGACGCCAGAGTTCATAACGCCGCTGGAGTGCGAGGCGTGCTCCGATACCGTGTGGCGCCTGACCAAGCCCCTGGTGTACTACTCGGCTCTGGCTGGTGTAGTGTTCGTGCCGACTGGCTTCGAGACGGACTTCGCCAGTGTGCCCAGGCTGCCTATAGTGTATGCACTGTACGGCAACAGAGCTCATCACGAGGGTGTTATCCATGACTACTTATTCAGAAAGGGGTGCGAACCCCTCGTCAGCTTCGATGTCGCGAATAAAGTGTTCCTGGAGGCTATGGAAGTGCGCGGGAAGTCCGCTCTCGTCAGGTACCCAATGTACTGGGCAGTGTGCCTCTTCTCTCGACCGTTCTTCAAGCAGCTGGGGGTGCTCGATCGGCTATGAGCGACAAACGTGACAACACCACGGCAGCCGAGAAGCCCGCGAAGGGCCCCCGTAAGACAACCTATCGCAAGCTCCAGAAGCTGAAGATCGACATCTTCGACCTCAACCCCCCTCCCATGCATACAGCCGACACACCCTGGACGGAGGATGAGGCTATAGCCGAGATGGAGTTCCTGTGCCGGTACGTCGGGTGTTCCGACCCGACAAAAATATTCTTCAACCAGGCTTTGTTCTGCCGCGGCTACAAAGAGCCCGAACTGCATGCGCGCCTCGCCCGTGAGTTCGGAGGAAAAGTGCTGGAACTGTACGAACTCGCTCAGCGCCTTCGGGCTGAAAAAGTCGCGATGCTCTGCCTGAATAAGCAGATGGACCCAAAGTTCGGCATTTTCGCTATGCAGAACATCAGTAAGTGGCGGCAAACTCAGACCGTGGACGTCGCGACTAACGTCATGATCCGAACCAAAGACTACAAGGGAACCCAGGAAATTATCACCGAGCGCATGAATAAGGCAAAGAAAGAGAAATGAACGCGCTGCCGACCATAGACGACTCCTACCCGATAGAGTACTCGATCAAAGGCGAGGCTTCTATCGAAATAGAGTACTACCCTGCGCCAACTATCGAGAGGTTCCACGCAAGCCAAGCTACTATACGCTCTCTCGTCGGGCCGGTTGGCTCCGGTAAATCTACGGCAGGCGTTATGGAGATCTGCCACTTTTTGCCGAATATGTTGTTCACCGTGTACGGAATAAAGAATACACGGTGGCTTGTTTTACGTAATACGAATGATATGCTATGGACAACTACCATGCGCACGTTCTTTGAGTGGTTTCCACCCTCTGTTTTCGGAAGATTCCACAAACAAGAGAAAACTTACGTTATAACCGCATATAGACCATTGACCGTAGAGATCATGTTCAGATCTTGTGACAGGCCGGAAGATGTCGATAAGTTCCGATCGTTGGAAATTACCGGCTACCTGATCGATGAGTCTTCCGAGGTGCATCACTCGATCAAGAACATCCTCCGACAGCGTATCGGTAGATACCCACCGGCCAAGGATTGGCCAAAGGACGATAATGGCAGACCTATCGTGAGAAAGTTCGGCATCGAGGTCACGAACCCACCCGATATCGAGAGCCCAGACTACTATGAGTTCTACGGCCCGGACGATAAACGTCTGGAAATGGGGGAGGGCTTCTGGCAGAAACCAGGGGAAAACGCAGAAAACCTGGATCCGAATTACTACGAGGACCTGAAAAAACTCTACGCGAACGACCCTGAGTGGGTTGAGCGCTATATCGAGGGTAAGCCTGGCGCTATGCGCGTTGGAAAGAATGTCTACACGGCATTCAGCCACGCGTTCCACGTAGCGAAACAGACCCTCGTGTGGCCAGGCGTGCAGTTCACCCTCTATCGAGGCTGGGATAACACAGGCAACTGTCCGGCATGCGTTGTGTGCTACATGCCTTCACCAGGTGTTATCCACGTGCTCCGAGAGTTCTGGGACGATAGAAGCGGCATCATCGAGTTTGCGGAAAGAGTCCAGAAGGAGTGCAACGCCCTTTACCCGAACGCGTCTTATGTGGATTGGGGTGACCCGGCAGGCGAGACAAAGTTCTCGACACGGTCAGGGGGCTTGACATCGAACGCACAGCTCATGCGTGAGGTTGGCATCAACGTGATGCCTTCAGTGAAGGAGTGGGAACCTCGACGAGAGGCGGTCAATTCCATTTTGACGGCTACTTACCGGGGCGAGCCCGCGTTCCTGATAGACCCCTCTTGTAACCGACTCATTCAGGGCTTCCTTGGAGGGTACGGCTACAAGGAGGTGCAGAACGGTGTGTTCTCGGATAGGCCACTGAAGAACCGGTACTCCCATATCCATGACGCGCTCCAGTACGTCTGCGCCAAGCTCGCCGGTCGCTCCTGGTCAGAGCGTCGTCCCAAGATCAGGAGCCGAGACAGACGAGTGGTTGGCTACGGAGGATAAAGGTGCCCAAGGATAGCGACTCCTACACTGTCGAGCTACTTACCACAAACGAGTCCAAAGGCGCTCGTACCGACATCGTGTCCTACCTCATGTCGCTGTATGAGGAGTACAGCTCTTCTACGTATAGACAGAAGAAGCTGGAAGAGGTCGAGGATAACTGGAAGCGGTACCGAGGTGAACGCTCGACAAAATCCTTCCCATGGGAGGGGTGTTCGAACATCTCCATGATGCTCGAGGCGATCGTTGTGGATAACATCGAACCTCGCCTCGTGGCCGCTGTCGCCGGTAAGGACCGCGATATCATCGAGGTGATTCCCAATACGCCTGATGGCGTTCAGTACACCCAGGAGGTTGAGAGGTTCGCAGAGTGGGCGCTAGCCCACAACATCGAGTGGCAAAAGTGCGTCCCATCCTGGGTCCATAGGGTGCTCATCGAGGGCACTGGCTACATCTTCCCCTACTACACCGAAAAGGTGCTGAAACGAGGCCGCAGGTTCGTCGGCCATGTGCCATACGATCTCATCACCGGCGAGCGTATCCAGGACGAGGCCGTCCCATCCTACGCCGCGAACGGCGTGCCTGTGGAACAGAGATACGTTGACGAGATTAGACAGGAAGACGTGAAAGTCTTTCGCGTTGTGAACGACTTCGCTGGCATCGAGGATGTGTACGGGCCAGATGTCTGTGAGGATTGGGACGAGACGCCAACTATCCGCAGACAGTACGTGAAATACGACGATCTGGTCGAGCAAAGTATCGAAAACGGCGGCGTGTATGATGTTTCGCCTGAGCTCAAACAGGCCGCGAGACAACGCATTCTTGAGTCTTCCGACCTAGATGATGCCCAGGGTGAACTCAATAACCCGGACATTGAAATCCTCACGTTCTACTTGAAGTATGAGCTCGAGCCCGGCGATCGGGACTGGTGCATCATCGCTATCGCTAAAGACACCGAGACAATCATCCGCAAGCAGTACGTGCGGGATGTGTTCTACGGCCTTCGAGGTAAGCCAGTCAAGCGCCTGATCCTGTTCCCCGACCACGGCAAACAGTACGGAACGGGCGTACCGCAGAAGGTGCGTCACCTTTCTCAGGCTATCAACGACTGCGCCAACCAGATGATTGACTCCGCCACAGTCGAAATCAACCCGTGGTTCTTCTACGGAGCCGACGCGGGCCTGCCCGACGAGATCGACATCAGCCCTGGCGGTGCGAACCCCGTCAGCGGCAACCCACAGTCAATCAGCTTTCCCAAGCTCGGCATTAACTACTCGGCAAATATCGAGTTCATTAATCTCATCACTGCCTACCTCGAGCGTCTGATCGCCGTCTCATCCTATCAGAGCGGCGTCGAGGATATCCAGATGGGCCAGGGTGCCGGTACCGCGTCCGGCATGAAGATGATCCTGCAGGAGGCGCAGGTGCGACACTCCTATATGGCCAGGCCACTCAAGGAGCAGCTCGCTGACGTCATTAAGCTCGATATGCTCCTGTACGCCTGGTACATGCCAACTGACGTCGACCTCGTTCTCCCCGGGGGCGACGTTCTGCGTAAGGTTGACGTCGACGCTCTGCAGCAGGATTATGACTTCTCCATCCGGATCTCTGATAGCGTGTATAACCAGATGATGGAACGTGCGGAGGCTCAAGAACTCGCTACTCTCGCTTCCGCGTTCCCATTCGCGAACCAGATGCAGCTATTCAAAGACCTGCTGGACGCCTACGAGCGAAAGAACCCGGACGCGTATATAGACCAGTCCTTCGCGTTTATCGTGCAAGCGGCACAACAGAATCCAGAGATCGTACAGGTCATACAGCAGTACCTGCAGCAGAAGCTCAGCGACCTGCACCAGCAGGACATCCAGGCTGTGGCCGCTGACAACGATGCGCTATCCCAGGCGCGTCGACAACTCCAAGACCAGAGAATGGAGGCTGATATAGCACGGCAGGCCGCGAGACAGCTCGCGAAGCGCCGCATCCAGGACTCGATGGAGATGGACGCAGCGTTGCAGCATAAGAGCATGGTCACCCCGAAGGACATCGAGGACGCTAAGGCGACAGTTCGTAGGAGACTGGCTCAGCAGATCGTCGAGGGAGGTGTCTTGTGAGTCTGCGAGACCTTGCCACAAACCCTGACTTCATTGAGTACCAGAAGGTGCTCGAGCGCAGGCTTGTCTCACATCTCATCTCACTGCACCACCTGTTGGCGTCACCGACAGGTACTCAGGACGACGAGGTCTGGCTGGCAGCGCGACTGAATACAGCACGGGCCCTGATACAGGAGCTCGAGATAATCTTATCGATACCACTCACACAC